GGTATCTACCTTGATAAACAATCTGCTATTGATAACTCTTATATACTATACAAAAAATACCTAAATACCAATACTTCCTATAAACCTTTCTATAAAGTATTAGAATATCCTATTAATACACCATTAGACTATATTTGTAATAATAATGATAATACTATACTTGAATTAGGTATCATTGATTAGACAGTTCTTATAAATTCCCATTTCAATTCATCACAAATTTTCTTCCAAACTTCATCTTGTTCTTGTAACTTTTCTCTTGTCTTCAATAATCTCAATTCGGGCAAATATTCATCTCTCTCTAATAATTGAAAAAACTTATACAATATGTAAGGATAAGAAAAGAAATTTGAACGGTCATTCATCCCATATTTCATCCAAGGTCCTTGAACTTCCTTAAACATATTTATTGCTTTTTCCTCAGTTTCAGGGTCTATGTTAAGAGCAGGCCTACCTGATATTTGATTAGTTATATATGGACAATGTTCATAATATTTAGATAATCCTAACTTTTTCAATATCTGTAATACTTGCTCAGATTTCAATTTACTCTTATCTATATATTTTTCCTTATTCAATTCATTATATATCTTATCAAAAATATCCTTATCAATATTAGTACTTTCTTTAGCTTGTAATTGTGATAACCATTCTTTAAAATGATTTATACGCTTGTAAGCAAAATATGTTACTTCACGTGGTGGTTCTTTATAAGATGGCAATTCTGAATCAATTAATATTTTTTCTTCAGTTCCACAATTAGGACATATAAGAACACTTTCCATCATATTTATAATTTTTTGTTCTTTACATAATTGACATATTTCCTCAAAATATGTTTGAAATGCTGTTTTTTTAACATAAGCGGGATCAATATAAGATAAATATTCATCCATTAATAACGATTTTGATTTATTATTTATATAATCTGTTTGAACTGTTTCTTGTTTTGTTTCTACTTTTTGTGTAAAAAAATCTAATATACTCTTTTTATTCTTATTTATATGTGCTACTGTTTTTTGATTAACTTTCTTATCATCAATATTTTCATTAAAATAATGAAATAATATATGACAAGAATCTAATTGATAATTCTTACTTTTATAATCATTTTTAATTTTTTCTATACATTTTTTTATATCTTCTATCTTTTCACGACATTCTAATCGTTTCTCTATCAATTCATCTATATTATTTGATAAGTCTTCTTTTACTATACATAACTTCTTATATTCTTCCTCTAAATCACTTATAGTTTTCTCTTTTTTTGGTATAGACTTATATAATTCATCTAATTCTTGTAATTTATTACTATGTGTATCATCTATAGTAATTGGTGCTGATTCATCCTTTTTAGGGTTATAAGTCTTTTTCTTATGTTTAAAAACAGGCATACATATGTATCTAAAATATTAGAATTTTTAATATCTTTAAACTAAAATTATTATGATGTTTGATATATAACGAAATATGAACGCAATCTAAAACTGAAGAAACATATAAGTTTTATCATTAGTTTTTATTTTCTTTTATCATAATATATAAAATAGTATAAAATGGCTGGTGGTTTAATGCAATTAGTCGCATATGGCTCACAAGATGTATATTTAACAGGTAACCCACAAATAACATTTTTTAAAGTTGTCTATAGACGACACACTAATTTCTCAGTAGAAGCTATTGAACAAACATTCAACGGAACACCAGACTTTGGTAAAAAAGTTAGTAGCACTATCTCACGTAACGGTGATTTAATCTACCGTATGTATTTAGAAGCAGTTTTACCATCTGTTGATGTATCTAATGCTTTAATAGCTGATGCTTCAAATGCTCATTGGGTCAATTATGTTGGAGAACGCCTAATCAACTACGTTGAAGTTGAAATTGGAGGTCAACGTATTGACAAACATTATGGTGAATGGTTACATATTTGGAATCAATTAACACTTCCACCTGGTCAAGACGCGGGATATCAACGTATGGTCGGTAATATGCCTGCTCTTACTGCTAATAATGTTAATCCACAAATTAAAGCTGGTCTTGGTCAAAATGGTGTTATTCCACAAACTAAATTATATATTCCTTTACAATTTTGGTTCTGTCGTAATCCAGGTTTAGCTTTACCATTAATTGCTCTTCAATATCACGAAGTTAAAATTAATATTGAATTTTCTGCTCTTAAATATCTATTTTATGCTTTAGTTAAAAGTCCAAGCACTGACCCTGCTTCATCAAATAACTTATATGTTCCTAATTCAACTAGTACTGATATTGGTTCACTAGTATCCGCTTCATTATGGGTTGATTACGTATTCTTAGATACAGATGAACGTCGCCGTTTTGCTCAATTATCACACGAATACTTAATTGAACAATTACAATACCCTGGTGAAGAAACTATTACATCTTCCACATCCACTAAAATTAAACTCAACTTTAATCATCCAGTCAAAGAAATCATATGGGTCACTCAAAAAGCACTCAGTCAAACTTACCTACAATGGTGTAATTATACAGACCGTCTTGATACTACTCCTACTTTCACATTTGACCCTCTTGGTAGCAATTTAATATTCGGTTTAGCTGAATGTTTCCCTAATACATTAGGTATGCTTGTAGGTACAGGTGATTTATCAAATAGCACCTACATTATGGATAAGGGTTATAATACTACTGCTACTGCTAAAATACAACTTAATGGTCAAGACCGTTTTGCTGTTCGTGATGGTGATTATTTCAATTATGTTCAACCATATCAACATCATACTCGTACTCCACAAGTCGGTATCAATGTCTATTCATTCGCTCTACGTCCTGAAGAACATCAACCATCTGGTTCTTGTAACTTCAGTCGTATTGATAATGCTAACTTATTATTAACTTTAACATCTAATACATTAAATCAAGGAACTTTATCATTCCCAGGTAATGGTCTTCTTGTTGAAGGAACTCCATCATCCACCTCTCAAGCTAACGCATATTGTCGTATTTATGCGGTCAATTATAACGTATTACGTATTATGTCTGGTATGGGTGGTCTTGCTTACTCTAATTAAAAAGAGATAGTCGCTAAGTTATTCTCATTATATTTATAATAAGTATGACTATTATTTTACCCACATATTCAAAAAATTATCCAACATCTTCTTCCATTTCATCATATCATCACTCTCTTCCATATATACTATATTCACTAATCGTCCATCCTTATTTAATCCTATATCTATCTGTATTAATATATCTTCTCTCTTCTTCAACTCACTATTTTCAATATCATCTTCTATAAAAATATTCACTAATATTTTATCTATTTTATTACACAATTTCCATCTCTTTACCCAATTATTCATCCATTTACTCTTTTTATATACATCATAATCATCTATGGCTGGCACTAATGGATATACATATCTTTTATTATTATCAACATTCACCTCATATAATATATATTCTTTTTGCCACTTTATTCCAACAAATTTTAAATAACCATCCAATATATATTCTATTATATTTTCATCTTTGGCATACTTTTTTAATTTTTCATATTCTATATCACTAAATATATATGTTATTTTCTTATAATCATCTCTCTTACTTTTTTTCCCACCATTCATATACTTAAATAATAATATCAACCATACATATAATATTTTTAATTCAGATAATATATGTATTGGATAATAATCCATTTCATTATTTATTAACCACGGTTTTATTATTGGTCTTTCACTATTTTTACATATTCCAAAAGTATTTCCACTAAACTTTCGCCAAGATATTGGACATTTATATACACCATTACTCACATCTTTAAAAGATATATTAGGATAATCTACTTTCAAATGTGACATCAATTGGCCTACTATGTATTTATTATTATCCATCTCACTTTCAAATACATCATATAATACAAATGTTTTTAACTTACTTGAAAAAAATAAACGACATTTACATTTATCAACTGTTATATGCTTTTTATCATATATTCCAAATATTCCGGATATATCATTTTCCATTATGAATAATTCACCATCACTCGGTCTATTATTCATCATATAATCTATAAAAAATATATTCCATATATTATTTGTTATACTATAATTACTAACCATACTTGATATCTCATTTGCTAATAAATAACAAGCCTTATTTGTCTCCCTCCATACGCTCTTTCTAATGGGTATTAATTCATCATATAAATCAAAAATTATTAAATCTGTATTACATAAAGATATATCAATATTATCACGATTTGAAAAAATTATACAATATGAACTATCATATAACTCATATAGATAGTCTATATCTGTAAAATTATTTATAAGTATAGACATAATTTATATTAAATAGTGGAGAAATTTAAAAATATATAAACGTATAAAGTCTTATAAATAATTTCTATTATATATTAGTATAGATGTTTAGCCATTTGTTTTTGCTTTCCAATAATAAATACTTTCTTATTTATAACAATAAAGATATTATGACATTAGATGAAGCAATAAATGAATACTCTAAACATAATTGGCTATTAAATAATAACCTCTCTTTCCATTCTCATATTGAAACAAAATATACACGAAATAATAAAATAAATAATCAACTTATCCATAATTATATCAATAAATATGGTATTCATAATATTTATACTAATTTAGGTTCAGTTAAAATAAAATTAGATGATAACTATGATGATTTGTCATTTTATGGTAAAAATTATATTGAATGCTTTCGTAATCCTATTTTATATAAATCAAAAATGCTCACCTTTTAATTCTCAATAATATTGAATATTTTTTCTTTATAGGAAAATTATATTTCATACACCAAGAAGTCGCATATATAATTCTCTCCTTATGTAATAATGTTATCTCCTTATACATAACATTCTTATTTATTATATTGAATACTTTATTCATATAACGAACCTGTCTAAAAGCAAATGCTGTATTTATTGCTTTGATACAATCATTAAAATCATTATCTATCTCATTTTTTAATAATCTCTTATAATTAACACTATTCATATTTTCTATTATATTTTTCATACTTTCTACATCATTATCATTAATATTATTCTTAAAATCTATACATACCACATACTTTTCAGAATTTAATGGACGGGATGAATGTGGTTTACATATATACACCTTATTAAAATAATGACATAATACATACAATATATCCTTAGTTACTTGTTTATAAATATCAAATAATTTAATAACCATTGATCCACCTTTCTTTAATGACAATATACCAGCTACTATTTCACACCATAATAAACGAACTATTGTTATTTCTTGATTATTATAATTTTCTGAAAAATCAAATCCACCATCACCTGTTATTAAATCTGCCTTATTATCACCAAACATATCAACATAATATTCTATATTTCGTAGATTATATAAATTACCTGTGCTATCATATCCATATGTTATATATATTCTATTACACTGTTTCAATATTTCATCTGACTTCTTCCAAGATGGAATGGTCTCATCTAAATCATTACGCAATGTCATTGCTACTATACTATCTTTAACATCCTTATTCTTACGATAAAAATTGAATGCTTCTATAAATCCACCAGGCCCCTCACATAAAGCACCATATAATATATTTCCAGATATATCTAATATTGATGGAAAGTCATTCAATATTTCCCACATTTTAAAAAACGCGCGACTTATTGGAATATAATCAGCTACACCATAATTATCTAACATATTTTTAGATGGTATATGTAATGCTTCAAAATCATTTACCAATTTTTTATTATAATTCCAAATATTTTTGTCAATATTATCAATATATTCTTTGTGCTTATTCAATATATTTTCTACTTCATCCGCTTCATCATTGCTTTCTTTTATATCTATTTCATTAGATACATTCCATATTAAATTATTATTATGAGTATATAATTCACATATACTTTTTTGTAATAATGGACATTCCATATTATTTTATATAAAATAATATCTAATGTTTATATGATTGTTTGTTCAAAATCATTTATATGTTTCATCACTTTATTCACATTTAAATTATGTACTATTAAATTCAAATAAGTATATTTATTATATTCTAACATAAACTTAAATATTTTTTGTATATTTTCGTCATAATGATAAAATAATGAACGCAATTTAATATCATCCATCTTAGTTCGTGAATTCCTATATAATAATTTTAGTTTTGATATAGAATTACAACTTAAATTATCATCTATTAATCTTTCAGGCCTTTCTAATTCTAATATAAATAAACGCGGGTCATTCTTTTTATTTATTTTCAAATCTATATCCTTTATAATAGTCATATATGAACACCACTTTTTTATTATTAAATCTAATATCTTTTTAATTTCTTCATTATCACTTTTCAATAATATTACAAATAAATATATATCCTCTAAAATATTTAATATGCCTTCTATAAACTCACCATAATTAATATTTATACCAAGATATTTATCAGTTGTTAAATATTCCAAAGATATTTTATTTTCATCTATAATCGCATATTTTTCATTAGGTAAATATTTTACAATACATATTTTTAAATAATCCATTACAACTCTATTTATATCATCTATATTATCTATTTTAGTTCCATTAATATCAATCATATCGTATAATGAACAACTTTCGTGAGGTGATATAGTATATATTTTCATATCAGTTTCATTTCCATTCATATCAATATACTTTTTTATTTGTTCTGTATGAAAATAATATAGTTGTTTTAATCCACACCAATTATCATAATTTGATTTTTCCCTAATAATATTTAGCTTATTTATTTCATCATTTGATAATTCACTTAATAATTTTACAGGTCTTACATTTACTATATCATCTGTATATGCTATATTATAAAAAACTGAATTACTTTCAATTTCATTATTTGTTACATAATAAATATTATTAACAGATTGTTTAAATCTATCAAAACATATATTATAACAAGTTAATACATCAGATATATTATTTGGAAATCCATTTGTGCTATAAAATGCATCTAAGTTTATTTCAAACACTGATAATGGATGAAAAGCATCTTCATAGACATTACTATATAGTCTTATATTTTCGTACTTCATTTCATTCTTCAAATACAATTCAAACATTTTTTTATTAGGTCTTAAAAATGGTTCGTGAAATAATATAGTTTCTACACCCATATTTTCTGCTATAATAAAAGCACTATTTAATAACGCGCCATAATATATCTGCTCTTTATATGGAATACTATCTAATACCACTACTTGATAATATGTATTATCAGTATTATCAATTTTTTTTATAGTTTCATTAAAATAAGTTATATAATCATTAAATAGAGTTTCAAAGTTTTCTAATTTATATATATTGATTTTTGGTATAACTATTAACATATATTTGGTACTTAATACTCTTCTATTTGCTACAAAATCAAAGGGACCTTCATCCAATTTTTTTAATGGTTCTTCTATTACATCTTCTATCGCATAATTATGCGGCCAAGTGGTAGAACTTGACCATAATCTATTTACATTTGTATTAGTATATATACCGGTGTTCATTATATGTTCTATCACATCATCCATATTTTGTAATGATGTATTAACTAATGGTATTAATTCAGTATATTCTTTTATTATTTTCAATTCAGCATAACAATCATAACAAGGACAATATACATTTTTATCAGTAATATATTCATTAAATTCTATAAATGCTTGACGAAAAGTAAAAGGTCGTATATATTTATTATGATAAAAATGATTTTCTTCATATAATAAACCATTATATTCTTTATTTTCATTAATTTCTTTTTGATGTGTTAATAAACGGCTTTCGGTTGATTTAGGTGGTCTCCATATACCATATAATAATTTACCAGCCATATATGTTAAGTTATCTTTCATATAATATGGAGTTCTAAACTTCAATAATGATATTAATGGATTAAATATACGAACCCATTCTTCTTGTTTGCGCATATCATTCATAACATTTTGTTCAAACTGTGATAAATTTTCACTAGATAAACGTATATCACATACAAACAATAAATCATAATTATCATATTTTCCTTTCAATTCCAATGCTTTTTCAGTAGTAAAAAAACCATCAGTTCCTGCGTGAATTTCATAAACATCAGGTGATTTATATAAAGTGTCATCAAACTTAGCACCATCATATAATACAAATTTTAATTTAGGAAACATTTTATGTAAATATGGTAAATGAATACCTGGCGCAGAACCAATATATAATATTAATGGTGTTTTTGTGCTATTTTTACCATATGTTTTATAGTATTCTATCATTAATTGTATTTCACTTAATAATAATTTTCGTTGACCTAAATGGAGATTAGTCAATGGTTGATAAGTTTCATCATAAGGAGCAGTATGTTCTGTATCATTTAAATCAATTTCTAAGCTAAATGGTAATTCATTTGCTTCTTGTTCTGCATAAAAATAACAATGTTTATTTTTTAATTTAGAAAGTTTTTGTAGAACATCCATTTTATAATATAATTGTCTAAAACTTTATCTGAAATTATCTCTAAATAAATAATAAAGTTAATATGGATACTCGTTTTTGGGGACCTGACGGATGGAAATTATTACATTCTATCGCACAAAATTATCCAAAAAATCCAAATGAAATAGAAAAAGACACATATGCTATATTTTTTCAAAGTCTTCAACACGTATTACCTTGTATATATTGTCGTATGTCATACACGCAATATATTAATGAATTATCCATAAAAAATTATTTAGATAATAATGAAAAATTGACTAAATGGATATACTTAATACATAATAAGGTTAATGATAAACTTAGAAAACAAGGTTTATTACATTACGATGACCCTACATATGATAGTGTATATAAGAAATATGAAGAGTATGTTAGTGATATAAATAATGGTAAAAGTTTAGATATTCCCGGATGGGATTTTATATATTGTATAATATTCAATTATCCGGTTCATCATTCTCAAATGGAACTGGTTAGAAAGTATCATTATATAATATTCTTTAAATATTTGGGATTAGTTATACCTTTTAAAAATATCAAAAATTTATATAATGCGTTTATTCGCAAAAAATCTATTGATAAACACATTGAAACACGTATTGATATTAAACAATGGGGTTATGACTTAGAAAGATATATTTATAATGCTATAGACATACCTTGTATGAGTTATAATCAAAGATGTAGAAGAATAGAAGACCATAGAGCTGGTTGTAAAAGAAAGACTTGTAGATATTTAGGAAAGAAGAGTAGTTCAGCTATAAAAACTCTTTAATAATCAACACCATAATATTTATTAAATGACCAACTTAATGATTCATTTATAATTGTGTTCAATTCTTCAGGTGTTTTAGGTTGTTTTTTTACTATCCACCAAGCACGTTCATAAGACATTTCATAGGTCTCATTAATGTATGATGGGATTATGTATATATTATTAAGATATTCAATATAAATATTCATTTTTCTATTTATATTGGATAGTTGTTTTTATATAAATAATAAATTGTTGTGTTTATTGTTTCCAAGTACTTTGATATTGATATGATGGATTTTGTTTAGGGCATTCCATTGGCTTAGTGGACCAAGCACTTTCAATACGAACAAATGTATCAAATGGACTTTCTAATGGAGGTAATCTATTCCAAGGATGAATAGATCCAACTATATTATTTGTAGGGGTATTAGTAGCAACAACAATATTTCCATATCCACGTTGATTAGTCCAAGTATGATATGAACTTAATGGATAGTTAACATTGTTATTTTGAACATTGTCACCTAATGGTTTAACAAGATAAAATTTACTTGTATATGTAGTTTGGTTCATTTATATATTAGTCATAGGTTTTTTTCTAATCAAATACGATTAATTGGTCAACAACTAACCAATATGTAGCTACACCTAATAATATAGCTATCATTAATTTTGTATATGCGCTACCAAATAGAACATTATCAGTTGGATTAGTCATAAACATAATAATATTAACAACAACTAATAATGTTAAAAATCGCATAATATCATTTATAAGTGGTCTATATTCTTGATTTATCGTAATTTTAAAAGGCATATTTTAGGTATATCATATTTAAAGAAAATAAAACTTATGAGTTTAATTTAGGATAATAAAGTCTATCAATAAATAAATGTTAGCATCACTTTTAACTCTCAATACAGGTTCATCGTCTAACTTATTATTAATAATATCATTAGTTGCTCTTTTATTGGTTGTTGTTTCATTAGTATTAATGTATTTTAGACAAGAACGTATAAATAATGAATTGCGTTTAAGAATTGGTGATATAGAATGGTTACAATTGTCAGAATATCATAAAAACTTCAAACCTATCAACTTGAATAAACCAACTAATAAACAATCATTTGGTAGTAATAATGCTAATGAGTCTGTTGTTAAAGATGATAGTTTAGAAAAAGATGTTGCTAATTTAGAAAAAGATATTGAAGAAATGGATAAAATATTAGAAGATACTATTGATACTACTGAAGAAGATGGTATTAGTCAAATGATATTACAAATGATTAATAAACACGAAGATAATACAGTATTAGATGATAATTTAGAAAATGTTATATCAACTGCTTCTAACAATAATACTAATGATAGTGATATTTTAGACAAAGATATAGATATGAATAAAATAGAAGCTACTATATTATCTTCTATTGAAAATAATGATAATTTAAGTGACGATACTAATTCAAATGTTGATATGAATAATGTATCATCATTACCTGATACAGAATGGATTGAAGAAAGTTATACGATGAATGAATTACGTGATTTATGTAAAAATAATAATATTCAAGCAAAAGGAACTAAGAAACAAGTTATAAAAACTTTATTAGAAAAGAATGTTGAAATTCCAAAGAAAACTACACAATCATATTTGTCTAAATAACTCGTCATATCTTTTTTCTTTTATTATTATAAAAGATGTCTTCTCATATGAACATATATCCACAAGATTTTGGCACATTAAAGGCTAATAATAATCAATATGATGAATGTCCTCCACGTATGGATGATGCTCGTCATTTTACTGATTATCGTCCAAATTGTGATGCTAATAATTTAATTCGTGCGTCATATGGTATTCAAAATTCACATGAATATCGCCGTTTTTTAACTCATAATGCGAATGATATTATGCGTATGAATCGTAATTATGCGTGCCAAAAGAATTGTTGCGGACCTTGTATTGAACCATATGAACAAGGAACAATGTTACCTGAACAATCATTAGTTAAATGTAATAGTCGTGTATGTAGTTCAACTTTATATGACCCTAAAGGATTAGGTCAAGGTCGCCAATATACAGATAATTTACAAATGAGTTGTGGTGAATGGAATAAGCGTTTCGCTGATAAACCACAATCACAACGTATGCAAAATGTTTATCCGGAACCTCAACCATTCAATATTGGTCGTTGTTTATAAATAATTGGTATATTGAATAGTTGAGTAGTGTGTCTTGTATTTTATTCTTCAAATATATTATATAAATGTCGTGTTCGTGCGAAGGTTTTGTCCTTGAACAACAATCTGGTGATTATCTTGTTAAAGGTGTCATACAAACAAATACTGTTAACGCAAAATTGATGTATTGGGCTGCTAATCCACCAACACGTGGTTTATCGTTTAGTGGCTCAGGTATTCCATATGGTAGTCCTGAAATGGCTTTTGAAAATACACCTAATCGTGGTATAGTAGATATTATTAATGGATATTTTGAATTTAAAATTCATTTCCCTAATGCTTTTTACACTCAATTAGGTTCTAATTATGTTCAACCAACAGTCTATGTTCGTATTATTGAAGATTCTGGAAATGATAAAGTACATAGTATTCCATTAGGTGATGGTATTCCATTCCGTATGCTAACATATCCACGCGCTTATTGGGACGACCGTGCTAAGTTCTTTGATGGTCGTGATTTATTACCTATGAGAACTCAAGAACAAAGATTACGTGATTCAGCATATCCAAGTAACCGTCCATTTAAGATGCCTGACAACTTTTGGGGATTATCAGTTCCACAACAATAAATATTTTTTGCTATTTTATATAATTATTTATATAAAATGTCAAGTATTCAATTACGTAGTTCTAATTTTAGTCTTAATAGAACTAAATGCGTTTCACAAGATGAGAGTAATCTAAATAATACAATGGAAAATCTAAAATATATGGCTCGTCGTGATGTCGGTCTATTTGAAAAACTATCTAATGATATTGTTGGGACTTTTTGGGGATTAAGAACACAATTATCTACATCATTAGATATTATTTCAGTCTATCTAAAAGGTCAAAAATTATTATATATTGAAGCTAAAACTTATGCTGAAAGTTCTCTAAATATGTTAATGATTCCTGCTATATGTATATCAGCAATTAGTTCTATATTGAGTGCTAGTGCTGATACTAATCGTATTATAGTTGCGATTATAATGGGATTTAATAGTTTTTTATTAGCAATGATTTCATATTTAAAATTAGATGCTAAAGCAGAAACATTTAGAGTTACTGCTTATAAGTTTGATAAATTGCAAACAAAATGTGAATTTTATGGTGGTAAAGTATTATATGCTCCTACGGATGCTTCTGCTGAAACTTTAACACACGATTTATATTCATTTATAGAATCTATAGAAAAAGAAATACACGATATAAAAGAAGTTAATCAATTTATTATCCCTCAAAAAATACGATATTTATATCCTAAATTATATTCTATAAATATTTTTTCAGAAATTAAGAAATTACGTAATATTGAATGTGTATATATTCAAGAACTTAATAATATTTATGGTGAATTATATGAATTAGATAAAGATAATCTTGTCAATTATTCAGCTGAAGTTCATAATAAAAAGAAGAAAGGATTAGAAGATAAAAAACGAATTATCATTAAACAAATTATAGCACATAGAGATAGATATTTAGAAATTGATGAAGAACTTACTGAAGAAATAAATGACTATATAGAAAATAGAGGATGTTGTAATAGTTATTGTCAAAAGATAAAAGGTGTGGGTGATGATGAAAACGCACATAAAAGAACGATTCATCAAATTATAGAAGAAACATTAAAAACGTGTGATGATAAAGTTATTGAAATTGATAAAGAATATACACAAAAATATAGTGAATATATTACAAAACGAAATAAAAGTTTAAGAAAAAATATGAATATGGATATAGATGATATAGGAACTGATTATAATGATAATATGAACGACCTATCAAATATTAATCAACTTGAATTATATAATAATACACCTGATAATTCACAACCATCAACACCGCGTTCTATTTCTTTAAATGATGTATCATCTAAAGATTTAAGAATTGAAATTGAAAAGAACAATGATAATACTACTCCAAATAATTATAATAATTGTAAAATTATGTAATCAATTTCACTCTATTCCGATTGTTTGTTTATTTTATATATCGCAATCATACTTGTTATAAATATGTATATATATCGTGAAAATATATAATATTTAAACTTCTTTACACCTGTAAAGTGCCATATATCTCTAAAATATGTATATTTTTTAAAACCACACATTATATTTGCCTCCTTTGTAAATATACATAAATCATTATATGAAATAATATATTATCAATACAAAATTTATATATTCCAGCAGAAGTTGCTATATCAACTAAATAGAAAAATAGTCCACATATTAGTATTAATGATATATCTCTCAATCTATTCATAATATAGTTAAAGATTATCTTGTATAGTATATCATAATTAGATGCGTATAGCTTCATTTGATATAGGTATTAAGCACTTAGCATTCTGTATATTAGATATTGATGCGAATAGTCATTCTATATATAAATGGAATGTTATAAATGTATTAGAAGATTCACAAAATATTTGTGAGATGGTTAATAATAAAGAAAAAAAATGTGATAAAGTTGCGTCTATAGTAGCTAATGGTAAATATTGTTGTGATAAGAAGAGTTGTATAAAAAGTTTTGATTTACTCTATCCTATTAGTCAACATCCACGAACTCAATTAAAAAAGAGTAAGCCCGTAATAAAAGAACCATTATTCAGTTTATGTAGTAGTATAAAAAGAGTATTAGACGATTATGTAGATGATATTAAAAGTTGTGATATTGTTGTTTTAGAAAATCAACCAGTATTAAAAAATCCTACAATGAAATCAGTTCAAATGTTCATATATTCGCATTGCTTAATAAATGGAGCCAAAAATATAGCATTATTTAATGCGAATAAGAAGTTAGATATATATGATGGTCCGGAAATAGATAATAAGGGTAAGAGTGGATATACTTTACGTAAATATTTGTCAGTAGAATATGCTAGATATTTTTTAAAAAGGGATAATAGTGTATGGATAGAATATTATGAAAAGAATAAAAAGATGGATGATTTAGCTGATTGTTATTTACAAGGATTAACATATCATAAGTCAATGAACAAAAAGAAGAAATAAATCTCTTGCGTATAGATTTAAAAACAGTTTTCTAGAAGAAATGTAATAATGACTTCTAATAGTGCGTTTTCTTTTAAAAAAAAGATGGTTTCTTTAGATGATGATGATGAAAACGTTCAAATTAATATTAAAAAGAACTCACAGGATAGAAAGATAGATATGGACGTAATTTCAAATAAAAATGTTAATATAGGCCTAGATTTACTTGTTAATCCAGATAAACAACGTAAAGGTGATACATCACAACCATCAACTCCAAAAAATGATGATGTATCTAAGCCAGTTATAGATTTTGATAAAGATGATGATGATTTAGATTTCAATAATTTATTGTCAAAGAGTAATAAAAGTCAAGAAAATATTGAACAATTGATGAGTAGAATGAATTTAGATGATGATATTCCAACTTCTTCATCAAATGATAAAAAAGAAACATTCCTAGATGATATTAAACCATCTACTGATAGAGATAATGATGTAGATAGTCATAGAAGTTTAAGAGATGATGATAGAAATGATAGACGTTCAAGAAGTGAATATAATGATTATGATAGTCGTCCATCACGTTCATATGAAGATGAAAGAAGAGAAAAGGAAGAAGTTTTATATCAACTAGAAAAGATGAGACGTTTAGGTGTTCAAGGTATTAAGCGTTTTAATATGTCAAATGATTTAGAAGAAATGAAATATGAATTGAATCGTATTAAAAGAGAGAGACAAGTAGAATCTTCTATTAAATTTCAACGACAAATGTTAATGACTTTTGTTACAGGTGCTGAATATGTTAATGATAGTTATAATTTCTTCAATTTTCAGTTGAAAGGTTGGAGTGAAAGTGTTTATGAAAACATTAATGATTATGATGAAGTTTTTGAAGAATTACATGAAAAGTATGGTTCTAAAGGACACGTCGCACCAGAATTACGTTTATTATATATGGTTGTTGGTTCAGGTTTTATGTATCATTTATCAAACTCAATGTTTAAATCAGCACCTGCTGGTATTGAAGATATATTGAAGCAAAATCCAGAATTAATGAGACAGTTTGCTAATGCTGCTGTAAATCAAATGCCTACTGAACATAGACAAGCCGCATCAATGATGAATAATATGGCACAAATGGGTCGTCCAAGAACACCACCTGTTAATGATTTACCACCTTATGCTCCACGTCCAGTTCCTAATAATGATATTAGAAGTCAAAGTTCTATAAATGTTGTATCATCAGCTCCTAAAGGCAAGAGTATTCCTGCTCCACAAGGATTAGATGAAATATTAGATGATTTAAAGAGTTCTACTACAAATAGAGATGAAAGTTTATCTGAAGTTATAAGTAGGACTGAACGAGGTTCTCGTAAAAAGACTATTTTTCAAAAACCATCTAAATCATCATCATCCACTTTATCTTTATAAATGTCTAAATAATAATGTAATATTTAGAAATTTTAATCTATCTTACCTTGTGCTTTGAGTTTAAGATATGCTTGTTTTATTTCTTCAGGTGACAATTCTCCATCTTTATTTGTATCTATTTCTGTAAATGATTTAGGAAGAATACATAATTTACTTTCTTCGTGGAATAAATTGAGGACAACTATAATGAAAATGACTGTTACCATTAATGATAGTAGAATATCACGTGTTGCTGTAAATACTATTATAAAAAGAAATAGATATTGACCTAATTTAGATGAAAAGAACTTTTTATGATTTGATGATAATTGAACTTCAATATAGCGTCCACCAATATTCATTAAAATCATAGTCAATCCAAGAAATACATTATTTTGATTTATTTTATGTAAATATGTTTGTATAGTATTCAATATAGTGCTCATATTTATAATTTATTAAGATATTTCTTTTTCAATGTATAATTTCCAAATGTGAATGGAAATAATATATCTCGTTGTTCAATTGGTATTTTTCTTAAATATTTCTCCACAAAAATAATATCACTATACAATGCTATTGGAAATGATAAGATAAACATTGGAAAAGGTATTAATGTATCCACAATATATTCTGAATACAATATTGGTTTATTATCTTTACTTTCAAGTAATGGATAATAAAATACACGTCTTACTGTCAGGTAAGAAATTGAAGTTATAGTAAAATATTTAAATAAATTGGACATTTTAATATATGTATATTAATATTACCTTTAAACTCAGTTTTTAGGTTTACTATCAATCATTTTCTGTAATTCGTGTATTGATTCGTGTAATACTGTAAATGTATCTTTTAATGTTTTATCAGACATCATATTTTCATATTGTTCATTATCTTCTTCATCATTTATATAATTTTCTTTTTTATCATTATCCGTATCATCATTTTCAAAACTTTCTTTTATTAATAATTCACTTTTATATGTAGCTTTTGCTGCTTGTATTGAATTATCCATATTTATTGTAACTACTAATGCTACTAACATAAATATACCTAACATTAAGTCTTCTTCAAAACATATAGTATAGAAAATATATAATAATATTGCGAACTTTATATATGGATGATTGATCAATGATAACCAAGGACGAGGTGTGTATATGGATATAACAGATATATAAATAATTAAAATTATAATATACATCATATCCGGTGTAATTTTATAATTAAATATGTTAAATTCCATTGATATATATTTGTAATATATCAATATAATATTAATTCATTTTATGACCTAAAAATCTACAGGTGCTCCTACTTCTTCCATTGGATCAGCAGGATTAACAATAAGAACATTATTATCTTCAAATCCTTCAGTTGGAACTTGTGTGACTTCACATAATTTATCTAATGTTGTATTTGGTATATTTTGTGTATTTTCTAACATACTATTCAATGCTTCTTTTGAAATACCTAATGCTTTAGTTATTTTATCCATATTTTTTGAAGCATAATCACGAACATTCATTGACATATCAGGCATAGCATCTTGCTTAACCATTTTACATAATATTTCTTTTAACTTGTTATTCATAACTGAACTCAAGTCTGGTGATTTTTGTTCGGTTTTTTGTTCTTCAAAATGTTCTTTTTGTTGTTCTTTAAAGTTTTCAACTTCTAATTTTGTTGCTAAATTCAATATTACGAAGAATAAGATTGAAATAACTAAAGCAACTTGAATATTATGTGATGCTACAAATCCAATTAAAAACATAAATAATAATTTACCTAACCAAGTATCAAAAAATAAGATAACTGAATTTGGTAAAGCTGGAGCAGCTAAAGCTGAATATAAGACAATTAATAAACTAACAATTAAAGTAGCCATTTTATTATTAGTTAGAAGTTTAGTGAAGTCTTTCATTATTATATATATTATAATATTT